GTTATACCCAGATAGTTACCACGTCTTGTACCAGCAGGTGATATCCATGGAGCAGCATTGTTATCTGTTGCGGCCATAATACCAGCTGTTGATGATGCAGCAGGAATATGAATAAATTTATCGTTGTACTTATCGTATACCTTTAAGAAGTTATTATCTACTACCAGGTATGATCCGAATGTCATGTCTTTTGCAGTTAACATAGTATTTGTTACTATTGTAGCAGGATTCGCGACTCCTACAACATCACTCCTTGCGGGTGAAGCTACTGCTATACAATCTTTACGCGCAACCGCAGTTGCAACTATATCGTTTACAACCGTTACATGATCTGATCTAGCTGACATACCGGCCGTAAAGAGAATATCAAGTGCTACTGTATCCTCATCTTCTAGTTGGTCGAATGCCGTTGCTAATGTTCCGGCTGTGTTTGCGTTTTGATTGACTCCACCTGACAAGTCTATATCTAATGTAGCTGCTGGTGTTGTCAAGTAGTTTTTACCACTTGCAAGTGCTGATCCAGCATCCGCATCAAACCTTGATCCAGCTGTACCAAAGCCAGCCATCCATACATATGCTGAACCGGCATTGACTACATTTACTACATAGTTAGTAGATCCGTCTGGTGTTTTTGCGTTTGTTGCTAACGATACATGAGCGAAAGTTTCTAAGACTCCACCCTTTGGACCAAAGTTACCATTAGCGTCTACGACTGCAAGGTGTACTTCGTCATTGGATGCACCCTCAGCCGCGGCTTGAGTTGATGTTCCGGGAAATGTATCGAAATCTGATTTATATGCCCAACCATCGAATGTGGTTTCATCTGCTGGACATACTGAAACTGTTAAACCGTTGCCTAATGCGCCTGGATACTTTCCTACAAAAGTATGATTAGCAGCGGCTAAGGTTGATTCTTGTGCGTCCCAGTCTGTTTGATTGCCAACAGCTGGGGCTGCGCCTGCAGAGTCTGCGTCAAAAGCATTCTTTGCATTAGCGTCTGTTGTCCGTACGACTTTCATATTGTCTGCATATCTTAGAAAGTATGCTACGCTATGAAATTCTACGGCATTAGCATCGTCAGGTGCTGCGAAAGTTCCTACTAGTTCTGTTTCAGTTGCAACAGTAATAGGTTCTCCCACTGGACCCCAACGAAAATCACCTACCGTACCACCGATTGTTGTGCCAGCTGTACGAATACTTGCGCTAGCATCAATCTCTTTGATTACTACGGCAGGACTTGATGAAGGTACTCCAAGTGCCATGTGTTTTTTCCTTTTTAAATAATAAGATCTGTCATAATACGGCGGGTTTTCACTATGTTCTTATTTATAACTTATTAAAAGTCTAGGTCTGGCCGAGGTTGTATCTGCCATCCGGCTCTTTCATCATCCGCTGAAATAGGCAAACTAGGTAAACCGTCATCTATTATACCGAACGGTAGTACATCTGCTTCAATCTCTTTCATTCTTTGTTCAAACAACATTTCTTTTAAATTAATATCAGTTAGTTCTCCAAAATAATTTGTACCTGCAAAATATCCAAACAATACAAAATTCATAACTAAATCGTCATTATTACCAGACGACGCCTCATATGATTGTCCTTTTGCTTCAAACGTAGATATCTCTAATATTGTTTGTTGATCAACTATTTCTAGTTTATTATTCTCTAGTAAATCTTTAAATGACGAACAACCAATACGTTTTACTTTACGGGTCATCTCAATACCTAATCCACTCGACTTAACTGCAGATTCAACATGAAAGTTCTCATATTCTAAATCATGATATAATCCGTTACATACCACTTGTCCGGCATCATTTGCCTCTACAACCACATAAGCATTGTTGTAGGCTTTTGCAAATTTATAAATAAAATCAGGGAAGAGAATAGGCGAGATAACATTATTGCGATATACAGCAACCTGTTTAAACGGCCTCGTGCTAATGTCGACTACATTAAAAGTACTATAGTCCTGGCCTCTTCCCTTCGCAACATCCACTATAATAACATATTCATGCTTAGGTTGTGTCTCTTCATATATTAGTGCATCACCTTTTACTTGAATAGGATCTTTTGCTCTTAAACTCATTAGAGTTTCAGCATTGATTAACGTATCACCTGTACCAAAGAATGTATTACCAAACTCCTGATCGAATTGCAATCGAGAAGTATTGGCAATAGTTTCTTCTTTCCACTTAGTATCACGCCCGGGTACGTCCCACCAGTCAACTCTAAACGGTTTAAAGTTATTTGTTTTTTGTTGTGCTCCCTCCCAAATTTTATGGAAGACATTACCTATACCATTTGCGGTAGAAGTAATAATCACTTTTGTATCTTTACCAGATGAGATAACCGGATATGTTGATGTGAAAAATTGTGCATCGTTCTCGACAAATGCAAACTCGTCTAGGAACAATAAGTTAATAGATAGACCACGAATAGATGAACCTGATGTAGCAGCTGCTACGATCTTACTATTATTAGAAAACTCTAATGATCCTTTGTTCAGTGCCTTTGTACCAGGTTGTAAGAAGAATGGTAGATTCTCTAACATAAGAGTAATACGTGCAAGCATCTCACGTGCAGTCGCACCTTTGTTAGCTAGTACAGCCACTGTTTTTTCTGAGTGAAATAAAACAAACCATAGAATATATGCAACAGATGATATAGACTTACCGGACTGTCGACATGCTAATACAATATTAAATCTATGAGTATTAAAATATTCAAACATTTTCTCTTGATAAGGATACAGATCGAAATCGACTAAACCTTTGTCAAGAGAAATAACTTTACAATACTTCCTTGCAAAATGTATAGGATCATCCATACACTTCTTATATTCTAATATTTCTGCTTGGGTCCATGATGTGACAATACCGTCACGTTTTACGTTGGAGTTCCCTAAGTAACCATCATTCATCTTTTAATCTAGGTGTTATATCAATCACATTATTTGCTGGTTTAGCCGTCTTTTCTACGTCTTGTAACATTCTTTGTAGATCTGTTGTAGAACCTATGTACAAATTATTTGTAGTACCTTCGGCTTTCATAGGTATATCGTCTTTGTTTATATCTTTATTTTTCTTATTAAGATCCATAAGCTTATCATTTACATCGCCTACGTTCTTAATCATACCTGATAATACTTCGATAGCACGAGGATGCTCAGACTGTTGAGCAATCTCAATAGCCAAGTCTAAGGCATCTTTACCTTTCTCGATTAACTCGTAGTATGTTTGTCGAGAATATTCGTAGTCATTTGCAATTTTATCACTATCCATAACTCACCTATAAACTACTATCACCAATATACTTTGTATTGTAACCTGGAAAAAGCGGATCATCAGGAGTTCGACTAAAGAATTTAGGAGTATATTCTATACTGAACGCAAACCCTGCCGAATCTGCTTGATCTAAATCGTAATTGACAATAGACTTTTGTATAACATTTTTACCTTTATCGATTGGTCCGTAGAAAGCTGTTTTCATTTCAAAGTCTAGTACGTATTGTAAGACACTTCTTTGTTCCATAGGTCCTTCAAAATCAGAAAGATATGATACACCTTGTAATGTGATTGGTATATCTTCTAATAAATCTTGGTACTCACTAAAAGGTTTCATAGTCAATGTATATTGTGGACTAAAGAACGGTAATATTTGTTCTACTATTTGCAATGCATCGTCTTGAGACTTAGCGTATATAGTAAGAGAAAATGTAATATTATATGGTACAGATCTTGTAACAATATCTTTTTGTGAACCTAAATCACTGATAGTATTATTGTGAAAGGTTTTATTTAATTTCTGTAATTGTCTTGTATCATCATAAATGTATGATGTAATCTCAAAAGACATACGAGGTAATTTAAGTGCAACAGATTCATCTCGTTGTATGTCTGCTATACCTTGAATACGTTCAATATACTTATCACGCGGAGCATAAGCTAATGGTACTCGTACTGTACTAATTACTGCACCAGCCGAATCCTTACGAATTACACTTAAGTTAGTAAAAAGCGAGCCGAATGCAGCTACGCATTTTCTAACTTTTTGATGATAAAAGTGTGTACCGAACATTTCTTATCCTATTTTTATACTATTTATCAGGTTATTGTATCAAGATCTTCTGTTAGTGTAGGCGTATAAACAGTATCATTGTTAGTACCACTATTGTAATTAGTTGTCTGAAATTGTCCACCTATTGAAGTAACAGTATTATAATAAACAGCAGTTTGATCTATTGCATTATAGGTAATATCAGTTGTTGTTGGTGTAGTTTCAGTAATTACTAATTTACCAAATGTTCCCGCTGATATAGTAGAAGGGAATTTTATAAGCGCTTGCTCATAACTTCCACTAGCATTTCCATTAGGACTCATTAGCATCATAAGATTGCCATCTCTATTTGTTTGTAAACCTTTAGCAGCTTCGGTTTCAAATCGCCAAACATTACCATTATTAGCCGTACCAGTAAAATCAAATTCATATATCTTTTTCGTCGATCCGTCGCTTGCGTCTATCTGTCTCATCCAAAAATAATAATGTGTGTAATTTGCATTGTTTGTTTCACTAGTAATGTATATATTATCATTTGCATCAATTGCTGCATTTATAGGACCATTACCATATGTCTGATCATACAGTTTTTTCCATATGAAATCTCCATTAGTATCATTTAATTTCATAATAGACGTATAATTACCATTTCCTGCTCCGCCATTGTCACTGTATCCATATACTATTAGATTACCATCGGATGATTTCATAACGTTATACGGCACATCATAATATGCTGCGTTACTAGTTATACCGTATTCTTTGACCCAAGTATAAGTAGGTGAACCCGTAGCACCTGGTATACTCATTTTTGCAACAACTCCATGAGGATAACTACCGCCAGGTAATACATGCTGAGTAAAGCTAATATAGATATTATCATTATCAATCATTAACCCTATCGGACTGTTATTTGCAGCAACACTTGATGGTAAATACCAGACTCCACCTAACGCTCCAGATGAGTCTACTTTATACAACACTACCGTTTGAGAATTTAAACCTGTAGCAGTCCAGTTGACCGATCCTACCATCCAAAG